CTGGTTAGGCACAGTGTTTACGTTCTAAGTAAGAATGTATAACACTCGTCTTCTTCAAGATGACCTTTCCGAGATGATATTCTACGGACTGAGTTCTACTGTTACGTCTCACACGATTACCAATCGTCTGAGCGTATCGAGCAGCGAGAAACGCATCCTCTTGAACTGAAGGATAACCGTAGTTGCGAGGCCATGGGCCATCTACGATCTTATTCCAATTCGTCACAATAGTTGACGCTATCATGAGATCCCTTTTCTTCATTGCTGAAGAAAGTGAACCAGAGCCCACTCGCACAGGTACCCCCCCAAGTAAAGGAGGCAAAACTGTGGAAACGAAAACTGAAAACCTCGATAAAGACCTTAGAACAAAAGCCCTAAAGATCGAACGAGTGATACCCGTTACAAGTGGGTAAAACGAATTCGCAGCATCTTTGACTTCTTGGAGTGAACCAGAAATCAACGCTTCTAAAGGAGGTTTAATAGGAGATACAACATCTCCATAATGGTACACTCGTCCACAAAAAGTGGCGGTGGTTTCCGATACCATTGTCTTCTTACGATTGATCGTTAGACCAACGTAAGAAAGACATTCTGTGTAACTCTCCAACGGGAAACGACCGACAAGGTCGTCTCCACACATCTTGTAATCAGGTGTTACAAAACGTTGCACAAGACAATGGTGAATCACACTAGCTAGGTCAAAACAGCCTTTCAGCCCCATTAAAGGGACCTTAGGTGCAAACTTCTCCGCACCAAACTGAACCTGGGAGGAAATTAGCATCCGAAAAGGATCTAATCCCAACTGACCTAGTAACTTGTTGTAGGACCTCGAGTCTATGTTATCAGTAAACGCAGATAAATCGGCGCTTACTATAGGATAACGCTTTCGTTCGACCACACGAATGGGATCTAAAACTACTGGCTCGGACACAACCGGGTTAGTCTTTCTCGAAAAGAGATTCTTCAGAAATGAGAATTTAGCGTCTTTGATTGGTGTGGTTAACTCAAGAGCATCACGTTCTGCATTCTCATACCGTATAACGCGATATGTCTTCGCGTGACTACCGGTGTAAGGTTGTGTAAGTTGGACTAAGAACTTCTCTGAAAGAGATTGGTCCTTCGAAACATCCTGAACAAGATTGTCCAGAATCTGACGCAAATGGGTCCGTACATTATTGGAGTGCATGTGATGGTTATAAGCACAGATTACTCTGAGCTTACCACCACACTCTGTCAACACCTTAACGTTCCCCACAGTAGTGTTTTTTGACACGTACCAAGGAGGAACTCTGGTAGCTTGTGGGTCTTTCAACCTGTAAGCTTCAGAAAGTAAGTACACCTGCCTAGGGATTTCCCAATCCTTTCGGTAATGGTGCGAATACTTGAAGGAACGTTCTCCAGGTTCAAACTTGAAGAAAGTTCCGGGTAGATCAGAGGGGATATCACCTGAAGGAAATAGTTTGTAATCTATGTCCTTGTAAGATGAACCAGATGACCCAAGGGAAGTAACTCTAGATTTAAAGAGTTTATACTCCCGAACCTGAGCTTTTCGGCTGTGAAGCTTAATAGACTTAGGAAGGTAGAGAATTGATAACAATCTCTTAACCTTTAAACGGTCAAAATGGATTCCCT